TTACTGATTCTGCTGACGCCACTCTTTTACCATATCCTTCGTGACCTCCTTTTTGTAGCAGATGGGTGAATAGCCTCCCGCTTTGCTCCAGGCGCTGCGGCGGCCACACGAACTGCCGTTCCGCGCCGTATTGAATGGACAGGCACAGGTGCCGGGATAGGACGCTACAGAATCGTCGATAATTTTTTGCTTAACCTGGTCATCAGTTAACTGATTCGATTTGGCGATAGCCATATCTGAAACAAAGACGAAAGCGGCAGCGAGTATGGAAACAGCGAATAACTTGATGCTCATTTGGCTCTCTCCGAGCGGTAGGTGAACATCCAAGGTATGCGTTGAAACATTGGTCAATATTGATCTTTCGCAAATGCACGTTGTGCCCTGTTAAAAAAGGTAGGTCAACGTTGAGCCTTAGATCGTCACTCAAGAAAGCATTTAAAACAGGAGATAGCAGTGAGAAAAGACTTATCACCATAAATCCCATAGTTAATCGCCTAGCCCTACATGTACTCTAGGGATGATGCTAAAGGTGGGGAAATCCCACCTTTAGCCAACAACATAGTAACTAACGGTTACCCTGTTCGCCTGGAAGGCTCCCTCTTACATCCGGAATATTCCCGCATGTACGGGCCCGGAAAATTTAATACGCTCGATCGCCACTATAGTATGCAGCGCCAACCGCGACGCACGTTTACCAATCAGCGCAATCCAAATCCGTATCAAACAGTATAAATTTAACAAGCATCTTTTTTGGATGCCCCAAGCAAGCATTTCAACTTCAGACTATCGCCAGCGTGATCCTTCGGCCGGCGGTAGCTCTCAAATTTCCAAAGCATTCCAAAATTTATGACCACCAGCGCCACACACCCAAGGTGAGGATGGATGAAGAAAACAGTCAGTTATGCGAAACCTCCTCCGTATAACATCGTTATACAGTGGTATACTGTATAGACCGAAAACACTGATATGGCGGCCCCCCATGAGCAAATCCAATCTTGTAGCATTCCGCGTCCCAGCAGACCTTCAAGACACATTTAATCAGGCTGTAGCAGCTTCTGGCAGCGACAGAACGGCGTGGCTACTCGATGCCCTACGCAGCAAACTGAACCAGCCAGAAAGCAATCCACAATCACGCATGCAGGGGCTGGTGGAACGAATGGAATTAGCGGCGGCCGCGCTGGCCGGTGGCAAGCAAGGAATCCCGCCGACCCCGTACAATGAAGCGGCTGTTATCGGGATTGTTGCTGAAACTATCCGGGAAGGGTTCGACAATGGCCGCATTATCGCTGAGCGGCTCAATGAGGCCGGTTATCAGACTAAAGCGGGCAAGGCGTGGGATAAGGACATCTACAGCGCCTGGAAGCGTCAGGGGCGCAATGCTGAGAAGATAGTAGCGGCGCTATGATCGTAGCATTCGCAATTATTTAATGTGCCCTACTATTCGATACCGAATAGAGCTCTTGGAAATCCTGTGTTATCAGGAAGTCCCATCGCAGTTAAGTTACAACCGGGAAGATATGGCTTGTTGTCCACTAATTCAGCGACATGCCTAATCCAGTTTGAGCCCGGGCCAATCTTTTTCACCAAAAACCATAGCACTGCTATCATGCCGTACATTCTTTCCTAGGCATCATCATTCATATGCAGGCGTTCAAAATATGGATGATTTGGCAGTGGCATCAACTTCGGCTCATTAACCTTGTTCCAGATACGTGAGTGGTGAGCGCAGCGATTTCTCATTACATTCATGGCGCTGAGCCAGTTCTGGAAAATAGCCCCATTACCCGCAGCAATACCCAGCCTAGATAGAATCCCGTTACGATGCCCGTCTTTTAGCATCGCATAATACTTCGACATTAGACCGAAATCCCACACCTCGATAGCAACCCAGAATGGGAGTCCCTCATACTTACCCTCATGCCACTTTATAAAGTCCTCTCGACTTTTGGATATTTCATTTGTGTGCTTGCTAAGCCACTCTTCCCTTGCGCTACACCGCCCACGAGGACGACCTCTTAGATGCTTAGGATTTATTAAAGAGTCATCAAGATATGCGAGAGGTGAAATTTTACCAATTTCATGCGCAATAACAGAACGGACATAAACCTCTATTCGTTCCAAGGCATTCATCATCAATAAACGCATTTTTTTATCGAATAAGTAGAGGTCGTATACTGCCCGAAAGTTCGTACCTGGGCGTACTTGATCTAAACGCGTCCTGATGTTCTCGGGAGTTATGTGAGGGATTCGGCACGGATACCAGAATCCGGAGAGTCTGTAGTAACCTACTTGAGAGATTTTCTTTATTGCATGATCCCGGTCTGGCACATCCATGCCACGCGAAAGTAACAGATCGATAAGTTCGTCATATTCTTTATGAACTTTCACCGGATCAGCCATGCAACAGTATCCCTACCTCCAGATATAAGAAGGCCCGGCCATAACAATCACTCATCTGAGATGAGATCAAGCCAGGGGGCCGGGCTCAGTTGCTGGTAAATCTACCTGAAGATATCAGTATGTCAATGTGACATGTCACGAAATGCTAACCCCGCTACCGCTACATAACAGTAAAAATACAGTAAAAACACTATATGTTGATTTTATTCAGCTGATTAGCTACTACAGAAGGTAGTCAATAACTTTTGCCTATTAATCCAATTTTATGAAGGAGATTATCTACCATACTTCGTTTTCTTCCACTGGTAGGTTGGTACGTTCATCCTGCGGCGGTGGCGCTCTTTGGCCTGTAGTGCCTGCGCCAGCCCGTTGCGAATCGTGTAGCGGGTATGGCTATCAAGCCCCTCGCCACTCTGCCTGGCTATCTCCAGCATCGTTAATTCCAGCATGGTACGGTCTAGCATGGTAGCGATCCTTTAGATGGCGGGTAACTGGCTGATTTTAGCTAATTCTGTCAGAGAACCAGAGTTAAACTTGCTGTAATCTTGCCGCGCTCATGGGGTAAGCGTTAGGGCAATCTTAGCGTGCTCATGGGGTAGCCTTTTTCGCTGCCCGTTCAAATGACCGAATTGACGCCTCCGCTTTGCGCATCACCCGGGCAAACCCTTTAGCGTCCCTCGGTTCTTTCAACCGCCAGTAAGCTGATTCAGTCTTTAGCAGGCGAGAGCGCTTTTTCTCGAAGGTGTCCCATCTCATGCTGGCAGGCTTCGGAAACTTGAGCGGGCTATTTAGCAGGCTGCCCGCGGGCGGGTAATCATCCCCCCAAATATCATGCCTCTGCTTCCACACGCTGCGCCGTAAGCGAGCGATCTCATCTTCACTCTGGCTGGCATAGTGAAGGCTCCAGCACTTGCGACACCCTACATCCTTCCGGCCAATGAATAATTTCGCAGCCCGGCCACCACAATGCGGGCAAATGTACCATCGCCGGTAGCCAAAACCTGCCCGGGTGATCGTGATGCCAATAACCCGCGTTACCCCGTTGATTGTCGCGCTGTATCCGCCAGAGGCCAGAGAGAAGCGCACCCTTCCGCTCTCGGTATCACAAAAAATGTGTGTTTTCGGGCTCGAATCCACCAGCCTGCTTTGCAGATTTGCCAGAAACTGGAGGTTAATTCGTGGTAGCGCAGAGGTGTAAACCCGCGTCTGCTCTCTCATTGGCTCAGATCTCCGCTAAAAGAATCCGAAAATGAATGCGAAATTATATGAGTTGTGCACAATTGGTTACTGCGAATACGGTCTGATAATCGTTGCTATGACCTTAACAATTGTTAACCACTCATGGGGTAAGCGGTTTTCACGCATGTATCGGTTTCGTTTTATACGCAATCAGTGTTTTGATAACTCCCGCTGGAAAGCAGCCGCCATCTGCGGTTTCGCATCAGCAACACCATGCTGCAAAAACTCTTTCCGGGCCCTGGGCAGGGTGAACTTCTGCGGGATATTCGGATCTGCGACATAGATTGCGTAATTCGCTGAATATCCGATGCGGCCAGTGATGCGCGTCCCGTTAGTAATAACCTCTTTAAACTGCGAGTTAATCAGGGTGCTGGTATCAACTGGCGTATAGATAGCGGCTACCAGCCCGCCTTCATACAGAGCAGCTGTCATTGCACGCGGTAAGCGCCGCCCGGTAATGTCCCTCACCAGCGCATTCATGTTGCTCCGGATTTTGTTCATTCCCCTGCCTTTGATGCCCATTTATCACCTCTTATCTTTGTCTGGTACGCACTGAAAAAACCTTCATTTTGCTGCGTACCGTGCTGCGTACTGCGTACTGCGAACCTAAAAACTTTGACGGCTCAATTCTCATTGTTGTTCTTAGCCCGCTACTGGCGCGGGTTTAAGAATGCCTGCGTTTTAAATCCGTCCAGTACAGTCCAATATTTTAAAGCCGTTTTCGGTGCAAACCTCAATGCGAACCAGCACCTTGGCTGGTGGCCTGCCGCTTTCTCTCCAGCCAGCGGCGGAATCCCTCTAACTGCCGGGCCTTACCCTCTGGCGTCTTTGCGCCGGTGCTCATGCCTCCGTGTAACTTACAGCGGCCGGAAGCATACAGGGCTGTCATTTTGCAGGGTGTCCCTTTCCTCGTCGTCGCTCCGCACGTCAAATCCCTGCAGGCTTCCGGGAAAGGTGTTCCGCCGCCGATATCATCAGCCCACGCACGGTATAGTTTTCGCTTTTCGTCGTTCGTCACGGGATCGCCTTTCGATGTCAACTTTTGTCATCCTCTCATGGGGTAGGTTGTTTACTGGCTGCGTTTACACGAAAAAAAGTTCTTATTCCCGACGTGTGAAAATGCTCTTAAACTGGCAGTCCTGTAAAGCATAAGGGAGGGGGTTTAACCCTCCCCTTAGACCACATTAATAGGCTCCCCTTGCCTGCCGTCTAAGCCCGTGCGCATCTGCGAATGCTGTAGACATTGGGCCGGCGGTATCTACGTCATTTAGCCATCCAGTAACTGTCACAACGTCACCTTGCTGGAAAGCTTCAGCGCCAGTAATGTTGTGCTGGTTGCCGGTGGTCTGATCTATCAGCTGGATATTTACCTGTATCGACCGTTTAGAGCTATCTCCCGATTGACTGGATGATGCCGATGAAGCAGGTAGATATTCCTTACCTGTAGACGCCTTCTGGATCGTCGGAGAACTGCCGGTAACATCCTTATTGCTGAACACCCGGCCACGGTCGCCAGGAATCATAATTAACCCGTTCTTGGTCTGCAGGAGTTCAGGCATATTCCCTTCGCCAACCTGATACGCCCCACCAGCGCCTACCGTCCCGCCATTTTTTCGTTTGCCGGCCAGAGCGGCACCGATGGCGAACGCAGCTACCATGCCGGCAATACCGGCAATGGCAGCCCCACCGAATGTGGCGATAGAAGCTGCGGCTGCGGCAGGAGCCCACGCGGCAGCAGTTTGCGCACCGGCCTGTTGCGATGAGTTAGATGTCATCTTATCGGCTATCATCGCCATCGCAGCATTTTTCAGGTATTGAATACCAACTTCAACCAGAGCCTGAATGACGCTATTAAGAATGGCGTTCCCCAGATTCTTGAAAGCCTCTGTGGCGCTTTGCGTACCGTTGATTAATCCCGTCATCGAACTGGCGGCCTGGCTGGCAAAACCATCAACTGCCGCCGCCATAAGTTCGTTAGTTGTGCTTTGGTTGCGGAATATCTCCCATTGAGCCTCAATTCGCTGTTTTTCATAGGTATTGTTTGCAGCGTTCCTGAGAGCTAAAGCTTCCTGTTCAGTGATTGTCTTTTGCTGTTCAAACTGCTGAATAAGCGCAAGTTCCTGAGCATGCTGGTTAGCGAGGCGCTGTACTGGATCTACCTCGCCGGCTGCCTGTTGCTGTGGCGTAACGACCTGCTGCGCACGAATTTTGGCTAGGTTGACCTGATGCTGCTGTTCCATCAACTCCGATTGCTGGTTATAGGTCTTCTGATCAATCATCTGGCCATCGAGCTGGCGTTTAAGTTGATCTCTGCCGTCAGAATAGGCTTTATTTTCCTTCCTGAGCGGGTCATTGCTGATCGCATCATTAAGGTCTTTCTGTCGCTGCTGAGCGTCAAATAACTGCCCGGCCAACTCACGCACTCTTTCCTTCTGTGCATCGGTAGCCTTAGCTCCGAGAGCGGCCACGGCATTAAACTGCGCGGCCTCTCTGGTGTTCTCGTCATAGCGCATTGTCAAAACGGCAATCTGCCGCTGCAGGTTGTCGATTGAATCGTCGCCGCGAGCAAAGGCATTCTTCGGGGTTTTATCCTGTTTTTTTCTGGCGTCCGCAATTTGCTTATCTAGAACAGCAGCAGCATCAGCATATTTCTTATCATCAATTAGCCCTTTGGACTTGTCTTTGCTTAGCTGTTCACGCTGCTGGGTGAGCTTATCAACTACTGTTTGACCTGATTTGATAATGGAGTTCGCGTTATTCTCTGCCGTTTTCTTTTCGAGATTGGTGATATAGGCTGGCTTTTCCCCTTTAGACGGCGTGTATACACTTTGTGAGTCTTTACTTGCCTGCTGAGCCATTAGGATCAAGGCACGCTCCGCCTTAAGCCTCTTAACCGTTTGCTCAGTTTGTTTTACTCCCCAGCCCAAGCCCGCCTTTCTCGCCTTAGCTAAATCAGACTCAGCGACAGCTAGTTGCTCAGTATTTTGCTCAAGCTTTTGAGTCAGCATCACAGCATCTGGAGCGCTTCCGGTTGCGACGCTGATACTGAGCGCGGCTCCGTCCAATAACTTCGCCAAATAGCGAGAAGCCCCAATAGCATCATCTATTTTTGACACTGCTACGCCAAATTGAGTAACCAGGGCATTAGTAGCCTGTGTAACGGTGCGAGGCATCTTCTCAAACTGCTGGTTGATCTCGTCAGAACGCTTTTCAATTGCCGCAAGAACTTCACCAATATCTAACTTGCCGGCCAGCATCAATTGTCGAAGCTCGTTAAACGGAATTCCCATGCCGTCGGCAATCTGTCGAGCCAACTCAGGCATTTGTTCCAGTACCGAGTTAAACTCTTCCGCCTGAATTCTTCCTGACGCTACCGATTGCATAAATTGCCTGAGAGCGTTAGCCATTTCCTGAGCCGATGAGCCACCGATAGTGCCAATCTTTTGCAGCGTCATCACGAGCCGGTTAACATCGCTGTTAGTAGCACCTACGGTTTTCAGTGTGGCGGTGAGTTGCTGCCAGAGGTTGACGGTATCCCCAAGGCTGGCCCCGGTTGTCGAAGCAATACTCACAAGCTGCTGAAAGCTCCGCGCCCCTTCCTCTGAACTAGAGGATAAACGCGTTACTCGCGCCTGAAGTAGCGTGAATTCCTCAGAAAGCTGCTGGAGCTTTATCAACGCCTGAATTGATATGTATCCTTTCACGGCCACAGCAAGGCGCGAAAACCCTCCGCCCAAGTTATCCAGGCTTTTATCTAGCTTGTCAGCAGAGTTAGCTGTCTTTTTGACTGAGTTTTCAATTTGCTTTAAAGCTGTATCTGCGCTCGCCTGACCAGCCAGCAGTTTGGCCGCATCGGCTTCAATCTCAATGGTGTATTTGCCAAAATCAGTTGTCATGAGCGCCTCAGTGTAGGGTTCTTACTTTGTTTTTTTTCAGAGCGTTGGTGTTCAGAAGAGTTATGACTAATCGACCATGTTCGGTAAGGCGATATTCAGGGCCATCAAATGATATAAAATTCATTAACATGCGATAGGCTTCTCGTTCAAATGTCGCGCCATATTCATCTTTAGCGGCATATATTGTGTTATCGACAAGCCCCGCGGCGAGCAGGTGTTTTTCAACGTTGCCACTTACACCGTCAATGCTAAGAATGTTGGAGCCAGTTTCCCGGCGCAGATCGCGAATATAGGTTTCGGCAATAACTTCAGCCAGTCTCTGTAGTTGCTCCATCACCCACCCCGCTTAACGGATTCAAGGCCCTTAGCGACCAATGCGCGGGCAATAGCGTTTACCGTTGGTGCTACACCAATCGGAGAACGCTTGCGCTCCTCTTCCTGAATTTCACGAATGGACTGAAGATGCTCCCGGCAAAGTGCTACCGTGATTTGTGATCGGTTCATCTGCTTACCCCTGATATTTATACAGTCAATTTGTATTGTAGTTTATGCAACATAAATGGCAAGCATTGCGTTTTGTGAAACACAAAGGTACAAAAAAACCCGCCGAAGCGGGGTTCTATTTCTGGATGATTAACACTTATGGTAGGTCTTTTCCGCAAAATCGGCACAATATTGCTTCTTTTTTTATTGTTTCGGCGCAATACGGGCATTTTTTAGTATCATCTACTGAACCGGCATCTATAGATTCTACGCCAAATGCCTGCGGTTCTATCTTTACCACTCCTGGGCTTGTGAAAGACCATACAAGCGCGGCTATCCACCCCAAGAAACTCCAGCCCAAGACAATATTTAGCACCCATATTGCCGTTGAGTTTTTATGCTCCCTTGAACTGGCGATAACGCCGGGAAGAACATAGATAATAATAGCGAATATCAAAACAATGATGTTCCATACTGACATCAACTTATCCCCAAAAGTAAATAAAGTATTATCGTAACATCGAAGAAGATTAATCCAATACAATCACTTTCATCGGCTTGTTTTTAACCTGAACGCTTCCCCATTGGGCTGAGCTATTCCCATGCGGTGCTGGGTCTCCTTCGCTGCCTTGTGAAGCCCACCGAAATCTTCTGCGCGGGCTGGTGGGCGCTTAAACATCTCCTGCCATAGCACGCTCTCTACGACCATTTTCGAGCGCTATCTGCCCTTATAGGCAGAACACACCATTTCTGCCATACATAGCCAGAACACACCGTTTCTGCCTATAAATAAGATATGAGCATTTTCATGGGGCGGTATGATTCTACATGTGATGCTCAAACTTCCACGCCGCGCTGACCACCAGCATGAACAGAGCGACTAGGTTTTGTTCCAAGCTGAGCATACAACCTCGGCAGGGGTGGCCAAAATCAGTAAATCACTACAGACTGATTGATGAATCACTGATCATTCATCAGGATATGCGAAATCCATATGCCAGGATAGGATGACTCCTAAAAACCACCTACCATCAACATCGTCATTATCTGAGATGAGTTTATCAATGGAGATTTTGCTCGTCACTAGCATGAGGATTTTGACATTAAGGTGTGCGATAACTAACTCAGAGTAAAATGGAGCTCAAATGGCTGTGGCAGCAAAAGATCAAAGTTTAAAGTCTATAAGAGTGGGATTTTATACAAGTTCTGAGAACATTCGCACGAATAACAAAGGGTTAACTGCAGAAGCCTTTAATGTTCTGTATACCAAGTGTTCAAAAGATCTCAAGATGACTCACCACGCTGACTTTGGCGAAAGAGAACTTAAAATTCATTTCCTTGCCGTATCACCCGAAGATGGCTCCTACTTCGGTTTTATGTCACGGAGAAGGAAAAGCGCCACATTAGCATATATTACTGATACTGAGTGGGTTGAAGAGAAGATCCCTCTGGCAGGAGCAAAGTCTCTTTCCGAGCGTACATACTTCATCTACTACCCCCAGATAGACATTTTAGTATTGTCCTTAAACCACTTAGGTCCTCGTCATAGTGACCTAGCTTTCCTGCTTTTCAATTCCAGTACTAACGGTACCCCGGTTTCTTTTGAAGCCATCTGGAAAGAAGAAAGCATTAAAGAACTACTTGAAACTGGATCTAACCTAAGAAGCTGTGAGATCTCTATAGCAATCCCAAGAAATTTCAATGCTGCACAGTACAATCTCGATGGCATGTTCGCCAATCAGATGATTGAGATGATAAAAGGTACTAGTTCAAGCCACCTTACGCTTTCGCTTCGCGGGCATTCCCCGTTAAAACGAAAAGCCAAAGGATGGCTTGAAGATGACGTCAAAAAAAGCCTAAAGGAAATGCTTGAAAAGTTCCCTGGCGGCGATGGTCGCTTGACATTTGAGAAAGCTGATGTTGTCGCCCAAGGCGATAAAAAGAAGAAAAGCCTTGTAGATGAAGTACTTACAGTAAGGAAAATGGTTCCTATTCAAACTGATGGATATCCGATCGATATCGACGTTAAAAATGCTATGCTACAAGCGAAAAATGACAACCTAAAGTATCTAACTCAGTACTATTTGGTTAGTCAACCTTAATAGGACAAGATTATGGGAGCGCGGACATTGTTTGCTATCAAGTCGTTGTTTGCTCTAGCAATGGCCATTTTTGGAGCTAGGTTTCTTCACGACCTTGATCACAACGCTGTCATTTCAGCGGCTGGCGCTCTTTCGACTATTTCTGGGGTTCTTTTTGGTTTCGTTTTGGCTTCAGTCACTATCCTAAGTAGTTTCGACAGTTCAAAGGGAATCATTGGCGCTTTAAAAAGCAACGGCGTATTAAAAGGAATTATCGAAGGTCTTTTCGGGACGGGCACTACACTGATAGCAGCCTGTCTATCAGCAATGGTATCCATGTTTGCCCCTGTAGTTAGCAACTTAGCTTTAGACTATTATGCTCTATTGCTCGCAGGGGCGTACTTGATAATCTCAATGGTTAGTTTTTTCTTTAATTGGCAGTCTCTATCAAAAATAATAGGTTATATGTAGTTTTTATAAAATTCGTGCTTGGGGTCTTATTTCCCTATAATATAAGTGAGTTACGAATAAACTTTCTGCTATGAGTCCTCTCAGCGACCAGGGATGAATTTTGAAGTCACTGTGTTTAATGGCGTCTGTTTCCTCTCTGGCTGAATATGCAAATCATAGTGGTGGCTTTGCTGATACGTTTTCAGCCAAGCTGCTATCCAAAGGCAATGACACCCAGCCAGAAGGTAGCCTGCCCGTCCGCTGCGGCATTGCACGGCAGCGATACCGCCAGCCGGGCCATAGCCATGCTCGTACCTTTTCCCGTTGTCCGGGTCTCAGGGTCGGCCACCAGACGCCCGTATGCTGAAATTTGTGCTGCCATGCTCACCTCTCTCTCGGCCAGTCTCTGTTTTTTTTCTGATAATAAACAGAAATAGTGTTGGTTCAGTTGGTTCAGTTGGTTCACTGCCCGCCAGCCCGCGCCGTTACTGGGTTTTCCTGAACCAACTTCAGCAATTTTGCGTTGGTTCAGCGGGGCATTCTGTTGGTTCACCGCCTGCCAGGGAAAAAACTCTACGCGCTGGTGTTGGTTCAAAATAGGCATTTGTTGGTTCAGTGTTAGTTCAGATTCATAATTAAAATGCTTATAAAACAGTAACCTTTAATTACTGAACCAACTGAACCAACTGAACCAACACCCTTTACTCGTATGTGAGAAATACTATTCCTCTGGCTGGTTGTAGTCCTCCGGCAGGTAGTTGAGGACGTAAACGTTGATCTGCCTCCCCTGGATACGTGGAGACTTGCGCTGATATCCGCGTCCGCTGCTCGGCGGCGTCAGCATTCCCGCTCTTTTCAGTACTTCGGCAAACTGCTTGTGATTAAAGCCCGCGGCGATTTCCTTCTCGAACGTTGCCGGGAACGTATAGAACGATATCGGGCTCTCGTCGTGTTCCCCCTGGCGCCGCCGGTAGCCGGCTAGTTCTTTTATTGGCAGGTCGGCCGGGCTGTAAGGAAACGGCGCAAACCGGCTCAGGCCGTAGGCGTTAAGAAACGCCTCCGTTTGCTCGATGATCTGCTGATGCTCTTTGTTGCCGGTGCCGAACTCCCGCAGCCAGGCGTTATAGCTGTGCTGTACCGCATCCCGGCAGGTCTGTGCATCCCAGCCGGTGATGCCGGCGCTCAGCAGCAACGCCGCCTCCAGAATAGCGAACCTGGCGGCTACGCGATGTACCTGCTCGCCGTAGTCTGCAGGTATCAGGCTGCGCCAGCGGGCCTCACACTCCCGGACAGCTTCTGTAGCCTGCTGCTGGTGGTCGGCCAGCCACTTAATCCACAGCCGCCCAGCGGCGCCGTGGTGGTGCTGGTATGCCTCCTTCAGCGCATCCGCATGCTGCTTCCCGTTCCGGTGCTCGTGGAAGTGAACCGCCTTACTCAGCGGGATATTCAGCAGCCGCACCAGCTGCCCGGCCTTGGTCCTGCGGCCGGCGCCCGCGATGAAGGTTTCCAAATCCATCTCGCCGGTGCTGATTGCCACGGTCCGCCAGCGCTTTAAGTCCCGGTTGCCGCCCTCCTTCGCACCCTGCAGCTTCCCAACCCCGTTAAAAAGCGCATAGGCAGACTGCGACACGCTTACCGGGTCGGATCCCTGTCCGACCTCATCCAGCGGCATCAGGCCGTCATTGTGTGCGGCGGCTTCGTTCGCCAGCCCCAGCGCCGTGCCGTACCACGTCAGGCGCAGTAAATCCGGGTTGCCATACAGGCTGCTGGCCACGTTCGCCGTGGTGGTCTTGCCTGCGCTCGACTGCTCATAGAAGTGGATCCCGAAGCCATCGGCGCCAGCCAGGCCAATCAGCGGCGCCGCCAGCGCTGCGGCGGTCGCAGTCATCATGGAGTAGTTACCGGCTACTAGGTGCGCCACGCTGCCGCGCCAGTCCTCAGCGGTGCCTTTGACGGTGTAGCCGGCCGCCGCCGAGCTGCGGCCGTTGAACAGCACCGGATGTTCCGGCGTTCCGATAACCTCGCCGTCCGGCATGATGTATGCCCCGCACTGCCAGCCCGTCGCGTGGGCAACGCGCCACAGCTCCCGCGCGCCGCTGCGCTGTAGCCAGTCGGCCAGGATCGCGCGCAGGCTGCTTTTGGTGGTGACGTTAATCCCGCCCGCCTTCAGGGTGCGCCAGCCTTCACGCTCGCCAATATCAGCCAGGGGGATTGCGGCCGTCGTCAGAGCGCTGACCCCGAATGCCTGCCAGCGGATAATCAGGTACTGGTCTTTATCATCCCGGCCGGTGCCCACCACTTCCAGCGGCGAACACAGCCACGCTTCCTGGTTGATAACCTCCCCGCTGTCCTTGTCCACTTTCGGTGTTACCCAGAAAACGCCGTCTGCGCGGCTCTCAACATGCGGCTTAAGCGGGTCTTTCTCTGGCTGGCCGGACTTTCCGCCCTCAATGCCCTGTAACTGCGGTTTTACGCTGTCCCCCTGCGGTTGATACATCGAATCGTTAAAGGCTGCTGTAGCGGCTGCCAGGCCATGCTGCTGGTGGTAGTCGTTCCAGTCGGCCTTATAGTCTGTCGGCGGCACGGATACATAACCATCCACGGATAAGGCCGCTTTCTCGGCACGCTCTGTGCCGGTGTTGGGCTTGTCGTCTAATCTGTCGTTATCGGCGGCAATGACGATCTGCGCCAGCGGGTACTTTCGGCGCATCACTTCCGCGACTGGCAGCAGGTTGCCCGCGTCTATTCCTGCCACTGTCAGAGCATCAGGGCAAATTAAGTGACACGTTAGAGCAGTAGCCAACCCCTCGGCAATTAACACGGTCTGCGGGTCTTCTGGCGTGTTCACGGCGTGATATGCGCCGCGCTTTGCAGAGCCGGCCACCAGCCGCTTCACTCCTTCACGCGTAATGATCTGCGCTGCCACGACTGCGCCAGCCTCATCTACCAGGGTCAGCAAAATTGAACCATCGGAAAGAATGGGGAAGGTGAAGCCGTTCAGCCCCTTATCAGTCAGGTATTCAGATTCGCCCTGAGTGGCGCTCTGCCGCCTCTCATCGTACAGACGGGAAAACGTAGCCCGGCGCTGCTGTGCGTCCACTACCGCCCGCTGCAGGCGCTCCTGCTCCAGTTGTGTACGCTCGGCTTCCAGCTGCTCCCGCCTCTGGCTGGCGGTGGCGTCGTCCTGTACTGCTGCCCGGAAATCAATACCCAGCACATCAGCCGCCAGTCGCGCGGCCTCTGAGGTATCGCATTTGTTCACCTTTCGAATTAGGTCAAGGCCGTCACCGGCGCCGCACTGGTTGCAGATAAAGCTGCCGCGGCCGCCATCATCGAAACGGAAGCGATCCGAACCGCCACAGGACGGGCACGGCCCATGCCTGCGCGGTGAATCCGGCACATTGATATGCAGGCCCGCCAGCACCGAAGGCCAGCGGCCAGCGGCGGCATGAGTCACTTCGCGAATGAGGTCGATATTACGCATTCTCACCCCCGTGATTGCCTGCCACGGTTGCGCCCATATCGTTAACCATGCTTTGCCATATCTCACGACCGCGCCCGGTCAGACCGGTAGCGATGACGCAGCGGCTAAGCAGCTCGATCCCTACGCTTTCCCACTGCGGGTAATGTTCTTTCAGCGCCTCCAGCGCGTAGCCGTCGATGAGGTCGCGGACGCCTTTCACGCCACCAGCAATCTCTACGCGCACAAGCTCGCCACCCGCATCAATCATGAAGTAGTCGCCGTGGCTGGTGGCGGTGATATGGTTATACAGCGCCGCTGCGTACTGGTTCGCCAGCGCATTAAGCCGGAAGTTCTTAGTAATCATCTGGTCCCCTCAGTGCGTCAATGGCATTTCAGGCCATCCGTTTTGTTGCAGATCGCTGATGAAGTGATCGTGTAGTTCTGCCAGCGTTTCACGTCCGAATGAGGTTAGTTCTCCGGCCTCCACATCCAGCATGGCCTGATAAAACACAATAGCCTTTTCCGCGCCCTCTTCTGAGCCGTAGCGTTCAATCATTGCCCCCTCGATGTTATTTGCCATCGCCAGGCGCTCAGAGAATGGATAAACCGTGATAGACGCTTTGCCATTGGAATAAACCGCCACCTGCGATGACGTGCCGTCCGGCTCAGTAACAATGGTCGTACCGTTTTTCAGCTTCATCTCGGTGATGAACGCCGCGGCAATCAGCCAGCGCCACATGGTGACGTTATGCTGCGCGGTAAAGTCGAACCAGCCACGCGCCCCGCCATCAGCAACGGCAAAATGGATGGCGTATCCGATATCTGGCTTATCGTCGTACTCTCCTGCGTTAAGGCGGTTTACTGCGCTCTCGTAGTCGATAATGGCAACCTGCTTATATCCCCCGGCATCATTGCGGGCCATGATATTGACGCCGTGCGGTGTGGCTTCGGCGCGTAATACGTCGTCATTTCCCGGTGTGAATTTCTCTACGTTGCTCATGCTTTGCCGTCCAAGCTCAAATCCATATCAACTAACTCGCCTTCTACTGAATCCATCAGCTCGGGGATACCATCCAGAAGGGTAATGACTGCGCCAATAAGATGATCCGTACCGCTATCTTTTTTAATCGGTGCTTCAAGCCAAATAGAAAGAACTTGCTGCGCTTGCTTGATACGGCAGGCTGAATCAATCAGGGATAACTTGCTCATGCGCTGCCCTCCCGATACTCGCGCATCTTCGTTAGTTCATCAGCCAGGCGATTAACTTTGCGCTCGGTTCTAATGGTTGCGCATCTCAATTCGGTGATTAATGTCGCAAGTCTGGCACCATAAAGCGGATTGGCGGCACGTAATGGCCCGTCCAGATAAAGATTCCATAACTCAAGCAATTCACTGGCATAGCGCACCGCTGCCGTTGCGTCACCTGTCGGGATGGTTTCTGGTTCAATTACGGCGACTGTATTCATGCTGCCACCTCACGAACGCGGGTAATCTGGATGTGGGAAAGGCGTTCATTTCTGGCCTGATTTAGCGCATCAGCTTTGGCGCTGATCGCGCTGCGGGCGTCAACGATATAAACGAACTCGACTAATTCGCCGCTCCGGGCGGTGGCGCATCCTGCAACACGGAAGTAATTAAGCATGTGCGCCCCCTGTGCGAATACGTCCGGCGAAAAAGCAGACGTGATCCCGAACCAGAGAACGGCGGGCTTCACGCTCAGAAGGTGCGGCGATATGGTAAATTTTTGCGGTAATTGTCGGCATATCGCGGCGAACAGCGGCGATAATCCAGATAAATTGCGGAATTTGGGTGAGGGTAGTAGCCATGCGGCAGCCTCCATTCGATAGCGGGTAACGCTACCACCGGAAACGCCAATTTCACTGGTGGTAGCCCAAGCAGGGTTGGCGTAACCGGCTCGAATGGATACCGGCGCTTCCGAAGAAGCCCCTGCCTGAGCCACCATTGCTCTTGCGAGGCGCTGGATTATATCCCAACGCTCAAAAAAAGGGTGAGTCAGACTAACGGCACAAAAAAAGACGCTAGGCGCGTCATGTGTCGCCATTCGAATTACCAGGACGCCAATCCCGGCACCAGATTTTGCTGGTGCGCTATAACCATAGACCGGGATACCGTCAGGCCGCAAGCCCTTTTTGTTACGGTGCGGCAATTTATAGCTGGCGGTGTGATGGGCCCCGCATCCACCGCCGGCGCCGTACACGCTATCTTCCAGATAGTCAGTTTCCGAACGCTTACCCGCGGGCGTAATTGTCTCGAAACTCCGCCTAGTGTTTTGTGCGCCACTATCAGTGGCCCGCAAAGTGACAGGTTTTGACAGGTTCCCTCGGTGGATCACCACCCGCAGAGCGTTAACTTTTAAATATATCAGGCCTGCCAGAGAGAGGCTTTTACCCTGGGCGGCGGCAATCATTGCTTCACCTCCGTGTACTCCTTCATGAAGCGCTCAATGGGCTGTACGCACGGGTGAAAATATCCGTCGCGGTAGAATGTCACGCGGTTATGCTCGACGCGCTCAACGGTCACTACAGCCCCGTGAGAATCCTTGTAACGGCTTCCCGGCTGGGGGTTTTGGTTACGCATGGCTTACCCCCATACGCTTCGCCAGCCAGCGCTGAGACAGTCGCATTAATTCAGCTTTACGCTGGCCGTACTCCATGCCCATATCGATCAGCGTGATGTTTGTACCCTCCAGGTAGCTGAGGTGTTCCAGTTGGGCGGCGCTCATGCTATCGCGCGGTTCGCCGTCGATACCGTTCACCTGCGCCCACTGCTTAGCGGTCATGCCACCCAGCACAATACGGGCGATCATGTTGCTTTCATTGCTGTAGTGCCGGGCTTGCGTCTCTTTCCCCTGTTCTGCCCGGGCAGCATCCAGAGCGGCGCACATCGGCTTGAAGAGGTTGGCAGCACCAATGCGGGCTTTGAGGTGCCGGCGATACTTCGCGGCGATTTCCGGCGCACTCAGCTGTAGCGCTTCCTCGCACTGGATGAAATAGCGGCGGACGGCGCGCCCCTGTTCATTGCGCTCAACCATTGCCACTTCTTTAGCCATATCCAGCGAGAGAAGGTAATCATGCTCGATTTGCTGGCGAAATTTTGCGCTCGCCCGTTTTGGTGAGCTCAAATTTTCAACACGGATATAGTCAGTCCCGGCCACAAATCCGTACTGGTCGATGCGGCCTTTAATCCAGTTGGTAAAGTCGCGGCCCACACCCAGCGCTTTATGCAAATCTCTGGCGCTCGCAATATTGGTTTCGCGCCCGCCAATTTGGCCGGGAATAACGGGAACGATGGCGGCAAAGTCATTGCCGTTAATTACGCCCGGGTTAACGTTGGGTTGAGGGGCGGCCTCAGAATTGAATCTGCTTTTTTCGATTTTCATTTTTTCGGCTCCGTTATGCGGCGGTGAAGTTGTCCGGGTAGAGGTTCAGAATGTCGGCGATATCCTGCTTTGAAAGCCCGTAATGTTGGTTGACTGCGGCCATGCGGTTAACGAACTGAATCACCTTCAGCACGTCACCACGGCACGCAAACCGGTAACGCATGTGCGCCCCGATACCATCAGGATTTTTCTCTTCCAGGCGTTCCAGACAGATATCAAGCTCGCGCTCAAGCTCGCTCGCATAGTTGCGGCCAGATGAGAGCCGGCAATGGCGCAGGATATCGTTTTCTGTCCACCCACCAGCCCCACAGCGCAGCATGTAGGTACGGGCACGGTGTTTCTTCGGAGTGCGTTTTGAGGCTTGAACGGTGTAGGCTGGTGGCGTAACATCAGATCCGCGAGTATCTGTGTTAACCGCCTGCTGTCCGGGGCGGTTTTCTTTTTGCATCACACCACCTTCCCGCGGCGCTCTGCCAGCCATTTGTTAATCTCTACCGCATTAAAAGCAGTGATTTTTTCCCCCAACTTAACCGGGGATGGAATGTGCTTATCGCGAACCCAGCGATCCAACGTGGCCACGTGAATGCCGAGGTGCTGAGCCAAGCGGAAGCGTCGAATGTAACCACTGGATGGAATTGTTACGCTAAGTGTTTCTTGCTCTTGCATATGCCCTGTAACCCCTCTGTTTCGGTTTATGCGTCGTTACAGGGCTTATGCTATACATCATGAGGAATGGTTGATAAGTGACGCCATTTTGTTTTTGTAGGTTAATATTTTATTAGCCTGGTGATATCAGTTCTTGTCACCCTTCATAGCCTCTCTCAGACATTTTATTATCTTGTCCTCACCCAAGGATATCGGTTTCTCATGTCGCCCCTCGACTATGCGCTTTGCCCAGGCCTGTTGTGTAATATCACCTTTCTTTCCTTTGCACGATTCAGGGTCATTTAAAAGCCAATAAATTGCTGCTTTATAAACCTCTTCTCTTTTACGTGCCGATATTTCAACGTTTCCATGTACATTATTAATGTCAAACATTTCTTTCTCTTCATAAGAGAAACCATCCAAATCAAATGAATTATAAATACCCTCATTATTTTCAATGCAATCATGAAGTTTTTTAATCCAATGCCTTGAAAGAAGCACGTCATCTTTGCTTATTGTGTGATATTCTATTTTCTTATTAATGGCATTTATAATCTCTTCAGGGTTGGGGTCGCCATGAGAAGGTCTAACCAATATAGGGAGTGTTTTTTCCCTAAATACATTCTCAGCCCTGAGAAAGGCGCGAATGTCATGCTTAATATACAAATCCATATGCTGATCAACAACGAGAGCTTCATTAAGCTCTATCTGACCAACAGAACTCAACTCCCTGATTTTATTAGGCCTAATAGCCCACAAGCCAAAAGCCCATCCTTTAACATGTATTCTATTTCCATCTCTATATACTTCTGGATTGTTCATGTCAGGCATGAAGTATGAAACGCGCCTTTCGACACTTAGAGTAACTTGGTTGTACTCTGAAATTAGTGATTCAAATAGCTCTGCACTATCCTTCCCACCTACGTGATCAAAGGATAGAAAGCTTGGGAAATAATCAAGCCTAAGAGAAAGGCTAATAGCATTAATTTCAGCCCAATGAAACAAGTCATCGACTGAACAACCCAGCATACTACTGGCTTTTTGGAGATCGCAAAATTCTAGTGGTAAAATTCTGCTCTTGATGTTTTTATCTGGTCTCATAATAATCTCATTTAGCTGACGCGTTCATCGCGATGCTTATTGGCGTCACGTTATAATCTTCACCAGTTTCTAAGGCCACCAGCAGATTCGCCCACTGCGCCAGCGCCGCTTTCCGCTCATCAAAGTACTGGTGACGGTTATAAATACCCTCTATGCCCGGTATTTTATGGTTAAGGCAACGCTCGGCTATCACCGGGTCAATGCCTATCGCGGCCATCTGGGTGCGCATGGTTCGCCGCAGGTCATGTATACTGAACGGCTCAACGTCAGCCATCTCTTTCAGTACAGACGGCATAACCATATTCAGCGTGGCACGGCTAACGTGGGCCGTTGTTCTGGCGCGCCTGGCCGGAATTAACCAGCGACTATCACCGGCGAAAAGTCGAATCTCTTTAATCCATTCGATCACTGGCGCCGGCAGCGGGATATCGATGTCATCACCATTCTTTGCCCGCGAGCCAGGGAGGTGCCACACCTCGTTATCAAGGTCGAATTCCGACCATTCAGCGGCACAGAGCTCCATTTTGCGCACCCCAAGCGCCAGAATAATCTTGAAGGTCAGCTCATTCTCTCTGCTGATTCCGCGCCCTCGGCGTAGCGCCTTGAAGAACATAATCAGCTCATCACGGCTTAACGCACGTTTGCGCCCCTGCTCCTTCCCGCCAGCGTCTTTGGAGCCAAAGGATATCGCCGGGTTAACCTCTATCATTCCGCGTACCACAGCGTAATCAAACAGGCGTTTGAGCATGCGAAGTACATCATTAGCTACCGTGGGAGATCCGCGCTCTAAAACATCCTGCAGGACGCTATCAATGTGCCTCGGGCGAACGTCCTCTACTTTCATCTTTCCGATGAGCGCAACGATGTTCTTTTGCAGGCTGCTGCGGAAAAGTTCCGGGTGTTTGTAAGTGGTTTCTATCTGGCGGGCGTAATACTCAGCGGCAAGCTCTGAAACGTGAATGGCGTTCTTCTCAGCCTCAATCTTGGCTATTGCCTCAGCCTTGCGCTCCTGCTTCTCTGCGGCTACGTCATACCCGAGCGCTACCCGCGCGGATAGCTCTTTCGCTATATCTCGGGCTTTTGCCAGTGAGAAATCGGAATAAGAACCGATCATCATGGTGCGTGCCTTCCCCACCAGCTTATATCGATAGCGCCAAAAAGGAGTTTTATCCTCTTTTCGAAACCTCAGATAGAGGCCGTCACCGTCTGCTCGTCCCTCGAAGCGTTCCCCGCTCTTAATCCATGCGCGGATCTGCATGTCTGTAAGTTTTGGCATGTGCGAATACCTGAAAATCCTTACCGTGATCCATTGGGTACACCGCGAAATGTACCCAAATTGCTTAGAGGTATACCCAAAGCTTTGGCTAATGATCAT